ATTCGTTGCAATAAAAGTGATATTGAAGATTATTATACATCTAAAGGAGCTTACTATATCCAAATTAAAGGAAAAGGGTTATATTGGTTTGGCAAAAAAGACCCATTAAATATATCGTCGATGATTACTCGATTTAATCCAACAGAAACTTATATTAGAGTTAGAGTTCATAATAAAGGTGGTGGGAAGTATAATTTTTCTTATGGATTATACATAAGAAATCTTTCTGCATCCAAACTTGATTTGGATAATGATACTAATCCATCTTGGCTTGGTCCTTCAGGTAATCCATAAATAATTAGAAAACCTATAAGATGAAAAGATTTACTCAATTTATTATAGAAGCAAAAGAAACTAGAGCATCTGAGCAAGCCAAAAAGCTTGGTCTAGTTGGTGACGGGCATGGAGATTGGTATAATTCTCAGGGTGAATTTGTAGCAAAAACAGTAAGTGGAAAACTTGAGTTTTTCAATAAAGGACAAAGAGTAGGTCAAAGAGATATTCCCCCAAAAGCAGGAGCAGCAGGTGCTCAGGCAGCACCACAGGCACAAGCAGCACCATCTCAAGGTCAACCAGTCGCACCACAACCAGTGGGAGCAGACCAGCAGCAACCAGTTCGTGGTGAAGATGAATTCTTGACTGTTGTATTTGCAAAGTTTAATCCTCCCACAAAAGAACATAAAAAATTATTCTCAACCGCACAAAGAGTTTCTGCTGGTGGTGAATTTAGAATTTATCCATCGAGAACACAAGATTCAAAACAAAATCCATTGAATCCAAATAGAAAAATTTCTTATTTGAGAAAGATGTTCCCAGAAATTGCGGAATTGATAGTTAATAACCCTGAGATGAAAACAATATTTGATGTATTAGTTGCAGCAAATGAAGATGGATATTCTAATATCAATATTGTAGTTGGTTCTGATAGATTATCTGAAATGCAAAGTCTTTCTGCAAAACATAATGGAACTTTCTATCAATTTAATGAAATAAAAGTTATTCCTACTGGAAATTTTGATTCTGAAAAAGATTCTAGTGGGATTTCTTCTGGAATGCTAAGAAAAGCCGCAGCAGATAATAATATTCGTGAATTTAAACGTGGAATGCCTAAGGGTATGACTGAAAATGATGTAAAAAAACTTCTTAATGATGTAAGAAAGGGAATGGGATTAAAGCAAGAAGTTGCAGAAAATTATAATCTTTGGGAAATTGCTCCGGATCTTGATTATAAAAATTTAAGAGAAAATTATGTAAGAAATAAAATTTTTAGAATTGGTGATATTGTTGAAAATATGAATACTGGTTTAGTTGGAAAAGTGATTCGTAGAGGCACAAATTATTTAATTTGCGTAACGGAAGATGATGTAATGTTCAAATCTTGGATTAAAGACTTGGCAGAATATACTGAAGTGAAAATGGATAGTCCTATGAGAGATGAAAAGCATCCAAATACTCTTGTTGGGACTTTAGGTGCTTTTAAACATTATGCTTCTTTAACTCCCGGTGCAATTGGAACTAATAGTAAGAATCTGCAAAGGGGAGGTAAAGCATATGGAGTAAATTTCATAAATAAGTATAGAAAAATAAAAGAAAGCATTTATTCTAATGGATACTAATATTGTAAACGATATTACTGACATTTATTTTGGACAGATTGCTGAGGCATTTGTAGATCCAGAAGAAGAAATTCCAACAAGTAGTGGAAGACCTGGAAGAAAACCGATTGAAAATGTTGCTTCTCACCCAAATCCTAAGGTTAGAAAAAAAGCAGTTGCTGGTATGAAAAAGCAAATGGAAAAAGAATATGGTGGGAAATGGACTTCTAGATCTAATGATCCAGTAAAAGAAGCATTAGATTCAGTAGGAAAGGAAGATGCCGATATTGATAATGATGGAGATAATGATAAGAATGATAAGTATCTTCATAGACGTAGAAAGGCAATTGGTAAAGCAATTGCAACTCGTAAGGAATCATTAGATCCAGTGGGGAAAGAAGATGATGATATTGATAATGATGGGGATGTGGATAAGTCAGATTCATACTTGAAGAATCGTAGAAGAGTTCGTGCTAAAGCAATTCATAAAGAAGGTTTTTCAAACTGGAGAGAAGACCTGATTGAAGTTGCTGCTAAGATTGAAAAACCAGAAAAAGTTAAGGAAAAGAAAGTAAACAATAAAATTTCTATAAATCCTTCATTAGATTTAGGTGATGGTGTTAGAGAATCTGTAGAAAATCTTGGTGGAACTCTTTTAGAATTTAATGAGATTAAAAATTTTGAGGGAGTCTTTGATGAACTTTCAGAGTCTGAAATATTTTTACTAAATGATAATTTAATCGAAGAGGTTGTTGAAGAAGTATTTTTAGAATGTATTAGTGAGGGATATGATATTCTTGATGTTGAAAATGTTTTAATCGAGTCACTTGAAACATCAGTTGCAATTTTAACTGAAGCAAAAGTTACTTTAGGTCACGATACTAAGATTAAGAGTGATAGACTTGAAAAAGTAAAGTCTGCAGTCAAGAAAGTAGGAAAGGGTCTTGCTCGTGGAGCAGGTTATGTTGCTGGTGCTGCAGTTAGAGGTGCAAAAGCAGTAGGAAGAGAATTAAAAGCAGGATATCAAAGAGGAAGACATGGTTCTGGGGGAGGATCTCAAGCATCATCTGGAACATCTTCATCCGGAGAATCAGATTCTGATAGTCAGTCAAGTGGTTCGCAAAGTGATGGAGGTTCTCAAGCATCTGGTTCTTCTAGACCAGGACTACTTGGCAGAATTGGTTCTGCACTTAAGAGTGGATTGAAGAGGGTAATTGCTAAGGGAGCAAGAGCAGTTTCTAGAGGAGCAAGAAATGTTGCTCGTAGAATGGGTGACGGAGCACAGTCTTCACAAACAACTCAAAAGACTTCAACTCCAAAAGCAACATCAACTACTCAGTCATCTCCAAAAGTAACTACGACAAGAACAAAAACCACAAGCAGTGGCAGTAGTGTTAATTTAGATAAACCTGGTGGTTCTACAACATATCGTGGAACTGGTTATGATAAGGGGAGTGTTAGTTTAAAAGGTCCAACACAAAAACCACAAGCACAACAAGCAGCACCAAAACCACAAGCAAAGACAACAACAGTTTCTGCAAAACCTTCTTCCGCAGGAGATAAAAAGAAAAAAGCACAGGCATTACGTCTTGTTCGTAGAAATCCAAATATATCTCCAGAGGATATAAGAAGAGCTGTTGGTGAAGAATATGAAATTAATGAGAAAACTTTAACTGCTGCCGAGACTAAAGAAAAGGAAAGACTTGTAAAGTCAATGAAAGATAAGGAAGCAGATTTTGAAAAGAGATATCCTGGTCGTGGTAAAGAAGTTATGTATGCCACTGCCACAAAAATGGCAAAAAAGATTGCAGAACAAAGTGAAGAATATATTGATGAAGCAAAATTATCTAAAGCAGAAAGAAGAGCAAAACAAGCACAAAAACCTGATACTCCAAAAAGACCAAAGCACGTAGTTCAACTTGATTTGGACCAAGCTGCATTGAGAGAAGTTGGATCTAAAAGATTAAAAGATCCAAAAACTGGAAAAAAGAAAACAACAAAAGTTGAACCTGCAAAGATTAATGTTAAAGGTGAAAAGGGAGATGTCGTAAGGACAGTATCTACTGGAGATTTTCATAAAGAAAAACTAGGAAAGGGAGAGACTATGGATTTCTCTCCACTAAGAGATCCTAAGAAGTTTACTCAAACTACCAAAGCAAATAAGAACGTAATTAACAAAGCAAGAGGTGCTGTTATAGAACCCAATACTGCTAGAGGTGCATTTAGAAAAGAAGAAGTTTCATTAGATGAAAAAGTTGATAACAAAAGTGTAATTCAACATTTAAAAAATCTTGGATATAATAAAAAACGTGGAATGACTGTAAAACCAGGACATTTTACAGGTGATATGCCTGGATCAGGTTCTCCAGGAAAAAAGTTGATTGCAACTAAGCACGATATCAAAAAGTATCAACCACAAAAAATGTCTCATATTGATGATGACCCAAAAAATTTAGAACCACTTGAAAAGCATAGAAAGTCTACTCAAGGATCTAAAGGAGAAACTAGAGGATCTGATCCAAAAATTCATACTCAACTAGTTGGTTCTTTTAGAAAAAGAGGTGAAAGTAGAGCAGAACCTAAAGAGCACGGTAGAGTGAGAAGATATAGTGGTGTTAGAGAACCTGGTTCAGTAACTGCTCCTAAAACAACCAAGCAAATTCAAAGAGCACGTAAAACTGCAAGAAAAGGTATGGGTGAAGCACTTGATGTGAATGCACAGCAAACACAACAGTCTCAACAGACAAAACCACAAGTTCAGTCTCAGCAGTCTACTCAGGATGCAAAGGCAAAATCAGCAGCACAAAGAGCAAAGTCGGCAGCAGTAACTCTTAAAACTAAAGAATTACAAACCCTTAGACAGACTCCAGCTGGAACTTCAGTTTCTAGTTTTGGATAAAAAATCCTAAATAGATTTAGGTATACTTATAGGAGGTCATTATGTCCATTGGAGCACTATTTGCTTTCTATAAAGCAAATGAAGCAGCAATTCTAACAATTCTGCTGATTATTTCTGAGTTTCTTGGTGCGAATCCAAAAATTAAGGCAAACGGATTAGTTTCATTTATCCTTCAGCAAATTCGACAAAAAGCAAAAGATGGTGGTGCAGTTGACCCGACTCCTTGAGTTTTCTTCATAAACTCTCAAAGAGACCTCATTTTTGGGGTCTCTATTTTTTATAAATATTTCTACGAATAAATTTAGAAAAGGTAAAAAGAATGGCACTCTGGGGAAACAATGATAATGTAGGTTCTGATGGAACCGTATCTTTAAATTATACTACTCTTGAGGTTATTGGAACCGGAACTACTTTTGGGCAAGTTGGTGCAGCTGCAACTGGAGAAGTGATTAGATTTGGTATTCGTGGTGGTGGAGGAACTTACTTCGGAGATGCTGTAATCGTTGGAATTGCAAGCACAACTTCTTTAACAATTGGATCTACTGCTGGTCTGAGTGGTGCAGCAATTGCGGGAACATCTTTCTACATTAGTGAACTTCCTAGTTATACAGTTCTTGATAGTACTTTCAGTAATGCAAATGATTCTGCTCCATCTCTCATTACATTGTCGATCACAGGGACTGCAACTACAAATGCGGGGATAGGAACTAATATTATTCCTGTTATTGCTCCATTTGGGTTAATTGTTGGGGATCTTCTTGTAAATAGTACGGATAATATTCGTATTTCTGTCATCGGTGGAAGTACAATTTCTCTTGCATCTACAATTTCAGCAGGGATTTCTACAGGTGATAATTTAACCTTCAAGAGATATGTTGACGGTTATGACCGTCAAGTATATGGTATTTCAACTTCATCTGATTATGTTGCAATTGGTTATAGTGGATTTGCTCACCAGGGATGGGTTGGTGTAACCACATATATTGATTGTGATGGAAACTTAAGAGTTAAAACTGAGACATTAGTTGCAATGTCTGGTATTTCTACTGGTTCTAATGGAATTATCTATCCAACATCTGTATGATAATATATGGTCTTTAATGAACTGAATGAGGATAATTTCCTTTTATTTGCAATTAAAAATTATGAAAATCCTCAAGCAGTCACTAAAGAAGACTTTGAAAAGGATTTAAATCATTTTAAATATATTAAAAGATTATTGAAAAGATATAAAAGAGAAGGTGAATTAAAAACTCATCTTCTCTTGAATCATTTTATAATTCTTTATAATATTTTTGGTGAAGCAGCAACACCAATGCTGTTTTTTAAAATAGAAAAAGATTTGTGGTCTTTTGTAAAATCTTTTATCATATTTCTTGGAAGATTTCCAGAATATCCAAAAACAAAAATACACGATATACCTGTTGATATAAATTGTTTAGCAGAACTTTATAAGATCTACAATGGAAAACAAGAAGATTGATAAAGTCATTGAAGCATTTCGAAATTATATACATTTGAAAGAAGAAATGATGACTACCCAAAGTACACCAACTAAACCAGGATTTAGTGCGGATGCTGATGATGTAGGACCTGTTGCGGGTAGAAGTCCTAAAATGTTTTTACTTGCTAGAAAGTTTGCTAAAACATATGCTAAAGGTGGTCCTGGGTCAAGAAAGAAATGGTTAGATTACTTAAAGAATAAATAGTTTTAATACTACTTGAGGTATTTGTTTCATAGGGGTAGTAGGAGAAATAATCACCTCAACGACAATGTTTAATCAAAATACATCTGCAGACACTAAAATTGCTGTCCTTGAAGAAAGACTTTCTGCATATGAAGTTATGATGAACAAGATTGACGAAGCAATACAATTAATGGGTAAGACAAGTCAAAACATCAGTAAAATGCTGGCAGTTCATGAAGAAAAAATAGACCAGTGTAATAAAACTGATGATTTAATTTCAAAAATGCTTAATGATTTAAAAGATGAAAGTGAAAAGCATTGTGAAGCAGTAAATAATAGAATAGAGAAAATAGAAACAAAATTAGATGAATTTGTAAAATATCGTTGGATTATAGTTGGTGTTTTTGCAGTTGTTTCTTTTGCTTTTTCACAATCTCATATGGTGGTTGACTTTTTGACTCCAGATGTACCTCAAGTATATACGCAACAAAAATAAATAGTTGAGTGTTGGCGTTAGAGCCAATGAAAACTCAAAAGAAAGTCACTCTCTACACTCTACAAAAAACAACAAATTCTGTTGTGAAGTGGACTGGAATAATTACCTCTCATTGCCTTGACAAGTCCAAATAAACTGGTAGAATACATCAACTGGATGCTGTTTGATTATGGACTTTGTTGATGTAAAGTACATCAATTTGATTTCTGCACGATTTCAAAAGTTTAAGAAAGTAAAGCACAATCTCTACAACTTTCGTTGCCCTATTTGTGGAGATTCTCAAAAAAATAAAAATAAAGCAAGGGGATATCTATATCAAGTTAAAAATAATACAAACTTTAAATGTCATAATTGTGGAGTAAATATTTCTTTTAATAATTTTCTCAAGCAATTAGACCCAGTAATCTATAAACAATACACTTTTGAGAAATTTAAGGATGGAAAAACAGGTAAAAACTTTACTGTAGATGAACCAAAATTTCATTTCGAAGCACCAAAATTTAGACCTAAACTTGATTTGCCAAAAGCATCTGAGAATCCAATATCAAAATTATATTTGGAAAAGAGAAAATTAAATCCGGATAAATTTTATTATACCGACAAATTTAAGGAGTGGACTAATTCTTTTCGACAAACATTCGACAGTACAGATAAAGATGAACCAAGGATTATCATTCCTCTGTTTTATCAAAATATTTTAGTCGGATTTCAGGGAAGAGCACTTGGTCCAAATAAGATTAAATATATTACTGTGATGTTAAATGACGATGCCCCAAAAATTTATGGTCTCGATGAGATACAAAAAACTGAAACTGTCTACATCACCGAAGGTCCATTTGACTCAACATTCATTCGCAATGCGATTGCTTTATGTGGAGCTGATGGTGATATTAGTAAGTGGGGTATTGACAGGTGTGTTTGGATTTACGATAACGAACCACGTAATGCAGAAATCCATTCAAGAATCTCCCGTATCATCGATAGGGGAGAAAAAGTAGTCATCTGGCCTTCATCAATAAAAGAGAAGGACATTAATGATATGGTTTTATCTGGACTAGATGTTCAGTCTGTGATAGAATCAAATGTATATTCTGGACTAGAAGCAAAATTAAAATTTACTACTTGGAAGAAAATATGAGCAACGGAACCAAAGTTAAAAAACGTGATGGACGTATTGAGTCTCTTGACCTAGACAAGATGCACTTTATGGTTGAAGAGGCTTGTAGGGGTCTTGCAGGGGTCTCTGCGAGTCAAGTTGAAATGACCTCTGGTATTCAATTTTATAATGGAATTACAACAGCAGAAATTCAAGAAATCTTGATTCGTTCTGCTTCTGATCTGATTGATTTGGATCATCCAAATTATCAGTATGTTGCTGCTCGTCTGCTTCTTTTTGCAGTTCGCAAGCAGTTGTATGGAAGAATGAAAGAAATTCCTACTCTAGAGCAGCACATCTATACTTGTGTAAATGCGGAAGTCTATGACAGTGAAATTTTTAGCAAGTATTCTAAAGAAGAAATTCAACGTGCTGATTCTTATATCGATCACGATCGTGATTATTTGTTTACTTATGCAGGTCTGCGTCAGGTAGTTGATAAGTATTTGGTTCAAGATCGTAGTAGTGGCGGAGTATATGAAACTCCTCAGTTTATGTATATGATGATTGCTCTGACAATTTTTGCAGAGTATCCAAAAGAAACTAGAATGTCATATGTCAAGAGGTATTATGACGCAATCTCAAAGCACAAAATCAACATTCCCACACCTATCATGGCGGGAGTGCGAACTCCACTTCGACAGTTTGCTAGCTGTGTTCTTGTTGATGTTGATGACACCCTCGATAGCATCTTTAGTTCTGATATGGCAATTGGCAGGTATGTTGCACAAAGGGCGGGAATCGGCATCAATGCAGGCAGAATCCGTGGCATCAACAGTAAGATCCGAGGTGGAGAAGTTCAGCACACAGGTGTTGTCCCTTTCCTCAAGAAGTTTGAAGCAACTGTCCGATGCTGCACTCAAAATGGCATCAGAGGTGGATCAGCAACTGTCCACTTCCCAATCTGGCACCAAGAAATAGAAGACATTCTGGTTCTTAAGAATAATAAGGGTACGGAGGATAATCGTGTTCGCAAACTTGACTACAGCATTCAGATCAGCAAACTCTTCTATGAGAGGTTCATTCAGGATGGTGAGATCACTCTTTTCTCCCCACACGATGTACCTGGACTATATGATAGCTTCGGACTCCCTGGTTTTGATGATCTCTACGTTTCGTATGAAAAAGATCCGTCCGTTAAGAAAAAAACTGTTAAGGCGCAGGAACTTATTCTTAACCTCCTTAAGGAACGTGCGGAAACGGGTCGTGTCTATATTATGAACATTGATCATTGCAATTCTCACAGTTCTTTTAAAGATAAGATTGAGATGAGCAATCTTTGTCAGGAAATTACTCTTCCAACATATCCAATTCAACATATTGATGATACAAGTGGTGAGATTGCTCTATGTATTCTCTCTGCCATTAATGTTGGTAAAGTAAAATCTGACGAAGAACTTGAAGAACTTTGCGATCTTTCTGTTCGTGGTCTTGATGAATTAATTGATTATCAAAAGTACCCAGTTCTTGCGGCAGAAGTTGCCACAAAGGCGCGTAGATCACTTGGAATTGGATACATTGGACTTGCACACTACCTTGCTAAACTTGGATTTAATTATGATTCTCAAGAATCCTGGGATGCAGTACACGGTCTTTCTGAGTCTTTCCAGTACTATCTTCTGAAAGCATCCAATCAACTTGCTAAAGAAAAAGGTCATTGCGAATACTTTGGTCGTACTAAGTATGCTGATGGTATTCTTCCAATTGATACCTATAAAAAAGATGTAGACGAAATTTCTTCTATTGCATATGAACACGATTGGGAATCTCTTAGGGCATCAATCCTACAGTACGGTCTCAGGCACTCAACACTGTCCGCACAGATGCCATCGGAGAGCAGTTCCGTTGTGTCAAATGCAACCAATGGGATCGAACCACCTAGAGATTACTTGTCCGTTAAAAAATCGAAGAAAGGTCCTCTCAAGCAGATTGTTCCTCAGTATCAAACTCTTAAGAACAATTATACGCTTCTTTGGGATATGCCTAGCAATCGGGGGTATATTAACATTGTCTCTATTATGCAAAAATTCTTTGATCAAGCGATTTCTGGAAACTGGTCGTATAATCCAGAAAATTATGCCAATAATGAAGTTCCTACTTCAGTAATGGCAAATGATTTTCTGACTACATACAAGTACGGATGGAAAACTTCTTATTATCAAAATACTTACGATATTAAGACAGATGAAGTGGTAGAAGAGAAGAAGTCCGAATTGGAAAGTCTTCTTAATGAGTTAAGTTCAGTAGAGGAGGGAGAGTGTGAATCCTGTGCAGTTTGATTTCAAAGTTTCTTCTGAGGAAGACAAACAAACAAATATACAAGGAATGACTGTATTTAATACAGAAAAAGTGGACACTAAGAAACAACCTATGTTTTTTGGTAAACCCTTAGGAGTTCAAAGGTATGATTCGTACAAGTATCCTATTTTTGATAAACTAACTACTCAGCAACTTGGATACTTCTGGAGACCTGAAGAGGTCTCCCTACAGAAAGATCGTGGGGATTATCAAACTCTTCGTCCTGAGCAGAAGCACATCTATACTTCTAATTTGAAGTATCAGATTATGCTTGACTCTGTTCAAGGTCGTGGACCTGGAATGGCATTTATTCCCTATTGCTCTCTTCCTGAACTGGAAGCGTGTATGGAAGTGTGGGGATTTATGGAAATGATCCACTCACGATCTTACACTTATATCATCAAGAACGTTTATTCTGACCCTTCTGAGGTGTTTGATACTATCATCGGTGATGAACGCATTCTGGAACGTGCCAAGAGTGTTACAGAGTCATATGACGACTTCATCCAATCAGCACAAACTTATGGAACATCCAGTGACTGGATGTTCAGACTTGAAGGAGTGCAAAACGCAAAGGAATCTCTCAACGATGTCAAACGAAAACTGTACAGAGCAGTCGCAAACGTTAATATTCTTGAAGGTATTCGATTCTACGTTAGTTTTGCTTGCAGTTTCGCTTTTGGTGAACTTAAACTTATGGAAGGATCAGCCAAAATCATTTCTCTCATCGCAAGAGATGAAAATCAGCACTTAGCACTTACTCAGAACATTCTGAATAAGTGGAGAGAAGGTGATGATCCTGAAATGCAGCAGATTATGAAGGAAGAAGAAGAGTGGACGTATAAGATGTTTGATCGTGCTGTAAACGAAGAAAAGAAATGGGCAGATTATCTGTTCAAAGATGGCAGCATGATTGGACTCAACGATAAACTTCTTCAGCAATATGTTGAATGGATTGCAAATCGTAGATTGAAAGCAATTGGTCTTAAACCTCAATATGATATTTCTGCAAATAATAATCCTCTTCCTTGGACACAACACTGGATTTCTTCCAAAGGTCTTCAGGTTGCTCCACAAGAAACTGAGGTAGAATCATATGTCGTAGGGGGCATTAAGCAGGATGTTACCAAAAATACTTTTGCAGGATTCCAATTATGATGAATGGTGCGAAGAAGCAATTCTAAATGCCTATAAAGAGGCAGCAGAATGTGATGAGTTTATGTTTGGGGATTATGACTTTTGTAATGAATGGTTAGGTGTAAATGAATAGATATAGGAGGGTATACCTCCTTTTTTTATGTCTAAGAATCAAGTTACAAAAGATGAGTTAAAAGTTCGTGTTTTAAAACTAAAAAATAATTTGTATAATGAACATATTAGACATGATATGGATATGAAAGGACTTGCTCATAAATATCTGAATGAAGTTCTTGATATAATTGATGAGTATAGATATTGACTACGAAAACCCTTGGATTTATAATGGAAGTCCTTTTACTAGTTCTGATATTGGAGACTATTATGGGTTTGTTTATTTAATAGAGAACACCCAAAATGGTAGGCAGTACATTGGACGCAAATATTTGTGGCAGTTTAGGACTCCAAAAGGTAAAAAACGTAAAGTAAAATCAGAATCTAATTGGAAGGATTACTATGGGTCTTGTCCGGAACTTAAAGAAGATTTGGAACATTATGGTAGAGGGGTATTTAGAAGGACTATCCTCTCCCTCCACAAAACAAAAGGGAAAACAAACTTTGAGGAGACCAGACAACTCTTCTACCATAACGTTCTCACAGAATCCCTTGACGACGGAAGGCCAAGGTACTACAATAGCAACATCCTCAACCGATACTTC